TAATGAAAAAATGATTGAAGAAGGTTTTGCGTGGGAGTATGATGGTGGAACTAAGAAAAAGGACTTCCAAGAACTTAGAGAAATAAGAGGTATTGCATGAGTGAAAATAATGATTGTGTCACACTTAAGAGAGTATGTGCTTTCTTTTTGGGTGTAGTGATTGGTTTGGCTGCTGGATATCAGTATGGTGTCGGTCAAGTTAAACAAAACTTCAACAACAGAATTTTTAAGGAAGCAGAAAAAGATGTTCTTCCGAGGTATCAAAAAATGCAAAGAGAGCGAAGAGAAAAGATGCGTGAGCAAAAAGAAAGAGTCCCACGATGAAATACTTGTCGATTCTTTTTCTCATCGGTTGCTCAAGCGTACAGAGTGTGAAAGATCCGTTCGTCAGCATTGATGAAAACGGTAAACCTTACACCTACCACACAATTGACTCTGCAACACAAACCGAAACGGTTGGTCTACTTGGTGCGGGTGATGCTCTTGGAGTTGACACCTTTTATCAGATGGAGGAAGAAGCCTCAAAAAAAGCATTAACCCCTTCTACATTCTAATTGCATTAGTAGTAGCGGGGGGTTTGTTTTATTGGGAGTTTATTTATCAGATGCGTCAGGTGCGTTTGCGTGAGACAAAGTAGTAAATAGATACTTACAAATATAATATGAGTCTACAATATCAGACACAGGATTAGAAACTGATTTTGACGATGGTGTTATCATAGACATCAAGTCAACATCAGTTTCTTTTTTAAATGCTTCGTACATTGCATCTTTGTTTGCGTTACCCTTACCAGTTGCAAACTTTTTAATTTGACTCGGGGGTGATACTGTTAGTGGTAATCTCTTCTGCCATATTTTAAACTTCAACACTCCCGTATTCTCAGCAATCTGAAAAAGTCGATTGCTGTTTGATGAGTAAGCGTAACCTTCTAATGCGACATGATCTACTGGTAGGATTTTCTCCATCGCCCAGTCTGATATAGAATCATATCTCTCTGAATCATCCATGAAGATTTGAAAACTATCCCCTGCGATGTTTCCCCCGTACATACGAGCGTGTTTCTTTGTATTTGTTAGAAAGTAAAACATGCACTGCTGAAAACTAAAAGTCTTATTGAAATCACCCGCGAAAATGCAAATCGCTGGACCACGGAGACTATAATCTATTCCTGCAAGGTTCATCATATACAATTATTTATGATAAAAAAACACCCCCGATTTCTCGGGGGTGTTGGAAGAGGTGATCCTAATGGATCAGTTAGAATGTGAATCGTAGACCAGCACGAATTCCTTCGTCCCGATCATCATACTCAACGAGAGCAGAAACACCATCTTGGAATTCACACACACCACCTACGGTGAATGTGGTTTCTTCAAACGAGTCATATTCTACTCTACCGTAACCTGAGAGGGTATCCTCAACAGTGAAGACAACTCCCTCAGCGGTAGCGACCCAATCTCCATTATTGTCGGTATAGGCAATATAACCTGCATCTGACGAAACATCGACAGTCCAGACATCCATTTCCTCACCAACAAAACCAAAACCAAGCGCACCGAGTTCAACACGACCACCGTAAGTTACGGAATCACTGTCAAACACATCATCACCCACGACATCAAAATCGAAGGAAACATCACCGACATCAAATCCGAATGATGCACCACCTGCACGACTCTCGATGAGTCCATAGGTGGATGATTTGGTTAACCCAAGACCATACCCACCCTTGGTGGTTTTGAATTCGTGACTGAAGTTACGCTTGAAATAACCAACAGTGACATCAAACATACCGAAGTCTGCTCCTACATGAGCATCGTACAGTTCCACATCGTCAAGATTGTCGTTGGTTTCAAAAGCGAAACCGTAAACTGCTCCTTCAGACTCACCGTATGCACCAAGCACTAAGCGAGTATCCAGAGTCTCGACACCATCAATACTTGTGACGGCAGTTTGACCCACACCGCTGAATTCAATGTCTCCTGCTGCGGTGATAGCAGAAAGACAGACTGTGGTTGCAAGAACACTCATTAGTTTGCAACCCCCGAAACGAGATCGAACACTGACTTAACAGCGTCAATCGCCCATGTCACACCATTCCATGCAAACGGAACGAGTGCAAGGGTAACAAGGGTGGATCGGCAGAAGCCGATACGAGCAAGGAACTTGCTCAAGCAATCTTGCCCACATTCTTTTGTGGTGCAACCAGTAGTATTTGTCTTAGTCATAAATTTCTCCTTTCTAAGACTGAGGGGGGATGAACTCCCCCCTTTACTCAACTTTGAGTTGATAAAGTATATATGAATTTTACATAAGTGTCAAGAGGTTAAATCAACAACTTCACAAGAATCACCAGAACAAGCCATGGTCTGCGATCCTGCTGTATTGTCCTGTTCCTCATACGATTTGAGTTCTGTCCAATCAACATTAGATGGTAATTGTTTCAATAACTCTCTGTACTCCTTTGCATCGCAATCTTGGTACGGTGCTTGTTTGTATGTGTGATCAGAGTGAGGTAAGAATGAAATACCTGAGATATAATCAAGGTTATTCCAGACCCAACTTCCAACCTCAGGCCATTCGTTCTCCTTCACAGTGATTGTGACACTCGGTTTGTGTTCACACCAATGTTTTTGATAAACCAACCACAACTCCAACTGTTCAATCGCAGTCATATCAGTTCTAAAGATACAATTATCTGGTGCTTTTATAGGGAATGAGAACACGGTCACATTATCGGGTTTCATAACACATGCTTCATGTGGGAAACCTTTGTCTTTCATAAACTGACATAACGGATCTTTGTTATCCGCTCTCACCGTTCGAACATAGTGAGGATTATGTCGAGCATGAATACCAGATGCAGCATCAACGAGTTGGGACACGGTTCCCGATGGTTTGACGCAGGTAGTTGCTGCTGATTGTGGAACACCCAATGTATTTGCGTATTCGCGGTTTACATTTACGACTTCATCCCTGAGACTCGACAACATCTTATCAAGTCGATTATTGCCTTTTCCGTTCGTGTTTTCGCAATCCATAATTCCTGTCATCGAAACACCAAGAAGTCTCTCTTCTTCGCAATTCCTTTTCCACGAAGAGGCTAAATATCTAAAGTCAGTGAGCGTAGACTGCCATGTTCCAAGAATCGTAGCGAGTCTTGCTTTTTTCATGAGAGATGCTTTCGTATCGTCTTCACGAACCACGATTTCAGTGAGATTGCAGAACTCACAGTCGCGTAGGACGATCTCTGAGCATGGATTTGTACCAAACTTGTGGTTTGAGTCACGGAGAATATTTTCACCTGTTCTCCACTCTGACATGCGATCACAAGCGGATACAGCAGCCTGTCTATTGAAGATACCACGTTCGCCACTCTTTGATTTGTACAATGCAAGCCATTCTTCCATGAATTGACCAACTTCAACGGGACCATCGTATGTTGCGGAGTTGTTTGCTAAGGCTCTTTGTGGTTCAGTAACCCACCATTGACCAGACTTTGCGTCACGCATTCTGTCGTCTTGTAGCGAGGAGAGAGAAATCAAAGCAGATCTACGAACACCACCAACAACAACGATCTCAGCGATCTTACAAACTATATCATGACATTCGATTGTTGTAAGTTTGCGACCAGAAGCCTTTTTGAATGTTTCTACGGTAAAGTTAAACAGGTCAACCAATGGTTCTGGACCAGAGGATCTACCACCAAAAGTTTTGAGTCTTGCACCTGCGGGACGAACTCTCGATACATCCCACGCAGGAACTTGACCCATCGACAACAGTGAAATCAATTCTTTAAACGACTTCGCCCATCCGATCTTTGAGTCAGCGACTACAATCGTGGTATCTGTATCGTGAAATTCTTCTGCAATAATTGGAAGTTGATCCACCTCTCCTCGCTCCACAGAAAAACCAACACCAGTTCCGCACATGAGAATGTATAAGATCTCATCAAACGAACGCAATCGATTTACCGCAACGTATGAACAATTATATCCTGCAACGTGATCTCTTGATAATGCTTCTCCTGCTGTCATCAACGCTCTCATTGAAGGCATAATCTCAAGATTCAATACCGCATCTTCTAATTCTTTTCTTTCGTCCTCTAGAACGACGTAGTTACATT